GTTGTTATGGATCGCGAGATCCAATTGAAGGACAGTGACGCGAATGGCGTCCTGGCCCTTCTTAATGTTCTCCTTCGTGTCCAGAACGAGGGAGAAAGGCAGCTTTTCAGCGGTTTCAGGCAGATTGATCTTGGTCATAACTAGGTTCCCTTTAGGTTCCATACGCAGCGTTAGTGCTGCGATACGCAGCGTTAGTGCTGCGATAGGCGGCCTTCAGGGTGATTGATGTTTATGTCGCGTTTGGAGCGACATTAGGTAGCGATTACGTACGACGCTCCCGCAAGATGGTTTCGCTCGCGAGCGCGGATTTATCACCTGTATAGGACACCAAAGTACGCAATACTTTTCTGCCGCCTTTCAGGGGTACAGGCAGCCTATCCATAAATTCAGTGGCTGTGTCAGGGCACACAAATGGTCCATAGCATTGTATCCGAGCGTTGGTGCTGTCTTTGTACAGCACGATGGAGCGGAAAATAGTCATCTTTTCAAAACCCCGTCTGATATAGCTCGACTGAGCGAAAAGCCCAGTAAGCATTCTCAAAACTGAGTTTGTAGTTAGATTTGATCCTCCACACTTGAACGTCATTATATGTGTTGAGCAAAATCATGCGGCCTTCTCCTTTGTTGGTCGAAGGCCGCCTATCGCAACACTAACGTGTCACAACCGCAACGGGGAGCTTAGGGCCCATTGCAGACACCCCCGAGCCACAAAGGCCTGTATATCTGAGGAGTGTTTTCCGACAGCTTCCTGCAAGCCATGCGTGGTCGCCCATAAGATGATTGGTTCGGGTGTGCTAGACCTAAACGTCACCTATATGGCACGCATGACATGCCGACGTATCCTGGCGCTTTCAGGCTTCCCCTGACTTGCACTTTCCCGTCGGTCTGTCTGACACCGAGGCCCAATAGTGCCACGCGATAGGTAGGTTGTTGCCTAGACCCAATGACCACGTTGCCGTGTCCGTTGAGCGGTCGGGTACTGGCCCGCGCGTGACACCGATGGTTGCGGACTGTCACCTGACGGTGACTGCACCTCGGTCGGGTCCTTTCGGACACCTAGTTAGCTATGTCTGTCGTCTGTATCGGGAGCACTAGCCCCCGTCAAGCACCTACTCGCGCGTGATGATCTCCTTGCCCTTCGCGCGACCCTCGTACACACGGCCAGGGATGGGTACATTCGGGGAGGAATCAAACCCCGGTGGAGAGGTGCTTGATCGATACGCGATGGACCGCGCAATAGACGGCGGCAGGAAGTCGATCGATCTCATGCTAGAGCCGACTCGCCCCTGCTGGAGCAGGTGGCTGTCGTCATGCGCAGGGCCATGCTCTGCGATGATGCGGCGGAGTAGTGCCGCCTGTGCGGCCATGCGCCGACGCCTAGGGTTTTTCCTACTCACGGAGCTCTCCTCTGATCGGTGTGGAGCCAGCCAGGCAGCGCCTCACTGACCACCGGGTATACCACTCGGCTCCAGCTTTCCGCTCAATTCAGTAATTCTATCAGCCCTATTAGATTTCCTGGGGTGGTATGGGGGGACCATGTATCGCGCGTGAGGCTTGACGTGACCTGAGCGATCTTGGTTATTTTATAAAAAATCAAGGAAGCGGGGTGTAACATAAAATAATTACATGGAAATGTCTCTTTTTAATTGACATGGAGTCGGGGAAATGTTATAATATCTCTATAAGGAATACAGATAAGGTACTTGAGTGTAACAGCTTGAGACGAAACTAAGTTGTATTAAACAATCAAGTGTTATACATCTAAAGTAGTTACCTTAATAGAACATTTAAATGTAACATATACTCACCTTAAATTATTAAATTGACTTCTGTCTAGATAAATGTTATAATAACATAATGGAGGTGGATATGAACTGTTTTCTTCTGTCTTTCAAACCCGCCACGCAGCTGGGGTGTCACGTTGTACTTATCTAAAAGACGCGGACATTTGGTTCCGGGCGACAATAATAAAGGAATTAAACTTACCGCAAAGATGTCCAGCTTTGTTGACCACTTCATGGTCACAGGAAATGCAACCGAAGCGGTAAAGGCATCTTTATACAAATGTAAAGATCCAAGACGCCAAGCAATTGAGTTGATGGATCATCCTCTTGTGGTGGCGGAAATTTCTCATCGTTTAGCAGAAAGAACAAAAAAGTTGGAAGTCAAGGCTGATTATCTGCTTAGCAAGTTGATGACAATAATCGAGGAAACTCAACAAGACAACCCTAACGCATGTCTCAAAGCTATCGAGCTTGCAGGTAAGTCAATTGCACTCTGGCGGGAACGACAAGAGATTAGTGGTCCCGACGGTGAAGCAATACGACATGAACAGAATATAAAGGAAAGTGTTGCCGATTTCACCAGCAGAATATCTAGCCTCGCTAAACGAACAGGAACGGACAACGTTGTTAGCTTCCCTAACGGAGGCGGAGCTAGCTGAACTTAGATGGCACTGGGCATTTTGGGCTAGAGAAAATCAACGGGCACCACAAGGCAACTGGAACACCTGGTTGGTTTTGGCGGGGCGTGGTTTCGGTAAAACACGAATGGGGTCTGAGTGGATTCGTGAGAACGTCACTGGGTCCAGTCCTTTAGCATCACCGCCGAGTGGTTGGAAACGACTTGCACTGGTGGCCGAGACTGCTGCTGATGCACGGGACGTTATGGTTCTTGGTGACAGCGGTATTCTTGCTTGTCATCCCAAAGAGTTCCGTCCCGAGTGGAGCCCGACCAACCGTCGTCTAACTTGGCCTAACGGTGTTGAAGCCTGGGTGTACAATGCAACGGAGCCGGATCAGCTTCGCGGTCCTCAGCATCATGCTGCCTGGGTGGACGAGTTGGCAAAGTTTCGCTATATGCAGGAAACGTGGGACCAGCTTCAATTTGGTCTTCGTCTCGGTCTTCACCCGCAGGCGCTTGTGACCACAACCCCGCGACCAGTTCCACTAATCAAGAAACTAATGTCAGACTCGGACACATTCGTAACGCGTGGAAGTACACTAGACAATAAAGCCAACCTTGCTTCAAACACAGTAAAGCAACTGTACGACAGGTACGGGGGAACGAGACTTGGCCGACAAGAGCTTGAAGGTGAAATACTCGGTGACATCCCAGGAGCTTTGTGGAACCGTGAAGCGATTGACTCTAGTAGACTTCGAGAACCTCCAAAAGATCTCGAACGCGTTTTTGTCGCTGTTGACCCCGCCGTCAGCAATAACGAAGGTTCAGACGAACATGGAATTGTTGTTGTCGGTCTAGCTCGCGACAAAGATGGCTACGCACGCGGGTATGTTCTTGAAGATGGAACAGTTCGTGGATCACCTGAAGATTGGGCCCGAAAGGCAATAAGTCTTTATCGTAAGTGGTCAGCAGACAAAATCATCGCTGAAAAGAATCAAGGCGGTGACATGGTGATGAGCACTTTAAAGGCTGTTGATCGAGCTGTTCCTGTTGAACTGGTTCACGCCAGTCGCGGGAAGATCGTTCGAGCGGAACCCATTTCAGCTCTCTACGAGCAGGGTCGTGTACATCATTGTGGCACTTTTGACAAATTAGAAGATCAAATGTGCATGTTCAGCATTGACAACATTCGATCAATCTCTAATGGGTCTCCCGACCGAGTTGACGCTCTTGTCTGGGGTCTTACCAAGATTTTCGACAAGATTACTGGTCGTCGTTTGATCGATGAGAATAACGGTATAACTGACAAAACAAAAAGGGAATACGATCAGTTTGAGATTGTTCGTGAAACTTCAACAGGATGGATGGCGTGATAGCTGACAACACTGGTAATCTACCGTCCGGTCAAGAGAAGGTTGACGAAAAGACACAGAAGCTTCGACGTCCCGATTACATTGAAGCAACGGCAGTTAAGAAAAACTACGTACCTGAAGGTTTCGACAGTCAGGAAGATTTTTTAAATGACATGCGGCTCCAATACCAACGGGATGTTGACTTTGACCGAATCAATCGATACGAAGCCATTGATGACCTTCGCTTTGCAGCTGGCGAGCAGTGGGATCCCGTGGTTCTTGCTCAGCGTAAGTCTCTTCCCTGTCTTGTCATCAACACAATTCCGCAATTTACGGCGCAACTTGTTGGTGACTGGCGTGAAAGTCGAAAAGCAATTAAAGTCGTTCCGTCTAATGATGAGGACACTGATGTCGCGTCTGTTCGGGAAGACTTAGTTCGCAATATTGAAATGCAGTCTCGTGCTGATCGTGCGTACGACCAAGCATTTGAAAGCATGATTCAATGTGGTGACGCGTCTTTCAAGGTTACTGTCGAGTACGGTAAAGATGACGTTTTTGATCAGGACATCTTTATCCGTCCTATTGAAGACGCTCTCGCGGTTGTCTGGGATCGCTTTTCTGTTGACCCCACGGGGCGTGACGCTAAGCGTGTATTTGTTGACGACCGAATTCCTAAGGACGAACTAGAACGTAAATGGCCTGAAGCACGTGGAGGTTCAGGTCTTTATGAAGACGACAAGATTGATCGCATTACTCTTGCTGGTTGGCAAGATGAGGAAAGCTATCGCGTAACTGAGTACTGGCGTATGATTGAACGCCAGAAGACTCTTGCACTGTTTGAAAACGGTAGACTCTACGAAATCGACGACACCAATATCGATCAGATCACTCAAGAAAACGGTGCACCCACCAAAACTCGTGTTGTCTGGTGTCGTTTTGCCCAGATGCATTATTGCACTGGCACGCAGATTCTAGCTGGTCCGTACGAGTATCGTATGAACCGCTTACCTATTATTCGTATGTCTGGTCGTATTGTGAACATTGCTGGCCGTCGAGTTCGTTACGGTCTTGTGAGGTTTATGAAAGACCCTGCCCGACTGAAGAACTTCTGGCGTAGTATTGCAGCGGAGCAACTGGGGTACGCCCCGAAAGCTCAGTGGCTTGCAACTCAGTCGGCTGTCGAAGGGAGACAGGAGGCGTTCCGAAGGGCGCACCTCACTAGAGATCCCTTGCTGATTGTTAATGACGAAGCTGTCATTGGCCAGAACATTCAGCGAATTGAACCCCCAGCTCCTCAGCAGGCAATCTTTTCTGAGGTCCAGATGAATACTCAAGACATGAAAGACGTGTCTGGTATTCAGGACGCGAGCTTGGGTATTAGGTCAAACGAGACCTCCGGTAAGGCTATCATGTCACGTCAACACGAAGGCGACATCGCCTCTCAGACGTACTATGACAATGCTGATTCTGCGTTGCTGGAAGCGGGTGACGTTATCAATCAACTCATTCCGCAGATTTATGATGGTACTCGTGTGGTTCGTCTCATTGGGGCTGACGAAAGCATCAAGTTCCAGCGTATCAATGATCCGATGGACCCGAAATCAATTGACCTGGGAGCGGGAATGTTTGACGTTGCACTCTCTACTGGTACGTCTTACACGACCCGTAGGGTTGAGGCTGCTGAAGCGATGATGGACGCCATCCAAGTGTTTCCTGAATTGATGCAGATTGCCGGTGACCTTGTTGTTAAAGCTCAAGACTGGCCCGGTGCGGACGAACTTTCTGAACGTCTTAAAAAGACTATCCCTCCTCAACTTCTGTCTGACAAAGACAATCCGCAAGTTCCGCTTGCTACCGTTCAGCAACAAGCTGCTCAAGCTCAACAGGTTATTCAACAACTTCAGATGGAAAATCAACAACTGAAGATGGACAAGACTCTTGAGTTTAAGAAGCTTGAAATTCAATCCTATGATGCAGAAACAAAACGTATTACTGCCCTTAACCAAGACCGTGGGACAGAAGGTCCTAATGATCTTGAAGCTTTAAAAACGATACTTAATGGGGCAACTAAACTTGATGAGCATGACATTCAGCGCGCTCAATTACAACATCAAGCTCGAATGAATGCTCATCAGATCGAAATGGACCATCATCAAGCAGCGATGAGCGTTGCAACTCATGCACAAAAGCAACAACAAATTGAGGGACAACAACAAATTGCCCTCAAGGGACTCTCGATGAAGACTAGTACAGCTAAACCAGCTAGTCAACAATCATCGCAATAAATGGTAGCAATCGGTTAAAGGACCGCAAAACCTAAATGAGTGAGACTCAAGTAACAACTGAAACCCAGGTCGTAGACACAGACGATCTTGACGCCTTTGCTAGCGACTTCTTTGGCGAGAAGAAACAAGCTGAGCCGACCGCCAAGTCGGAAGCAAACCCTGAAGAGGGTGTTGATGCGAATCAAGATGGTGAAGCAACCGAGGCTGTTGAAACTGAAGCTCAAGAGACTGAAAACGATCCTAATGAAGACCCTAACGCTGAGTATAAAGAAGCTCCGCCGAAGAAGAAGACTGTTCAGGATCGTATTGATGAGTTAGTAAGGCAACGTGAAGAGCAAAAGCGAGAGTTTCAAAGGCAACTGGACGAACAGAAAGCTGAGTTCGAACGTCAACTTCAGGCAGTTAAGCCTACTCAACCGGTACAAAAGACTGCTGAGCCGACACCGGACGCATTAGACGAAGTTGGAAACCCAAAATACGCCCTTGGCGAGTTTGATCCTGCTTACATCCGCGACCTCACGCGCTTCACTCTTGAACAAGAGCGAAATGAGACTAATGCTAAAGCGGAAGCTCAACGACAGCAAGAAGCGGAGACAGCCCGTTTAGCTGGTCTTCAATCAACTTGGAATGAGAAGCTTGAAGCAAGCTTAGAGAGCTACCCTGATCTTCGTGAGAAGGGTCAAGTTCTTCTAGACGGTTTCAGCAACTTGGATCCAAATTATGCAGCTTACCTTGCCACCGTACTTATGAGTATGGACTATGGACCTGACGTGCTTAACTATCTCTCTGACAACCCCACAGAAGCCCGTACAATTGTAAACAGTGGTGCTCAAAAAGCGACCATCGCACTGGGTCGAATTGAAGCGAAGTTTCTTGAGGCTGCCGCACAGAAAATTGTAGCAAAGCCGAAGGTGTCTAAAGCTCCACCACCGCCGCCAGTTCAGGCTCGCGGTACTGCGGGTGGATCTAAAATCATTCCTCCAGACACTGACAATCTTGACGACTTTGATTCAATTTTCTATTTAAAACGAAAATAAATAAAACACTCATAAAGGAAAGCTAATCAATGGCTGGTACTGTTACCGTTGATCAGGCAAAACTGGTTCTCAATTCGTTTGCTTCGATCTTCCAAAATAATCTGACTTCGGCTCCGCTCGTAACTTGGCGTAAATTTGACGGTGAAATGAATGACCGTAACGCCTTGACCGTTGTGGAGCAGGTCACTCCCCGCTATGTTGTAACTCATACGACCGCTGGTGTACAGGATTTGACCACCGCTGGCACTCAAAACACCGTGTTCGGCTCTGAACAATTTAAAGTTCAAGACGTGTTCGGTTCGTCCATGGGCTGGCAAGACTTCGTTAAGATCCGCGATATCGGAGCTGCTCGTGAAAGCGAAGCTCTCCGTGGTGTCGCTCTCAATCTTGCAGAACAAATTGACGCGTACATTCTTGCTTACGCTGTTAATGCTTCCAATAACTGGCTTGGTACTGCGGGTAATACCGTTCAAGCTTACGACGACGTTGCGTCTGGTTACACCCGCCTCAAAGCTGAAGGTGTGATGGACGGCGACATGCGAGCTGTTCTCACTTATAGTGACAAGCAAGCTCTCGGTTCTGCCGTTGTGGCTGACAACGCGTCTCTGCAAACCATTGGTAGTGGTATCTACCGCAATGGTTGGGACGGTATGATCGCTGGTATTCCGACTCTGTTTACCCAGCAACTGCCTACCCTTGCTACCGGTTCTCACGGTACGTCTACCTTCACCGCTTCCGGCGGCACTAATGTCAACTATCAAGACGTTTGCATTAGCTCTGCTCCAGGTAACTTCATGACTCAGACTGTCAGCATGTCTATTGGTTCTGGCACTCAGACTATCAATGACGGCGAAGTGTTCACTATTGCTAATGTGTACGCGTACGACAATCGGTTGCAAGCTCCGTTAGACTATCTTCAGGAATTCCGTGTTATTGGCAACTACACCGCTACTGCTGGTGCTGTTACCAATATTCGCATCTTCCCGGCGATGATCATCCCGTCTGCGTTTAATACTGGTAATCCGGTGATCAACAACAACACGGCTCACGCTACTGTTTCTGTTGCTCCGACTGATGGTGCTAGTATTACTTGGATCACCCCCGCCAGCTCCAATGTCAAACCCCGTGCCATCCTGAATAAGGATGCCATTGTGGTTAGCACCGCTGATCTGATCATGCCCGCCACGGGTATTGGTTCGCGTAAGGCGTTGACCAAGGTTCCGCTGTCTGTTCGTATGTGGCAGAACTCCGTGTTTAATACTGGGGAACACCAAGTGCGATTTGACGTGGCTCTGTCTGCTAACGTAGTGGATCGTAGGCGTATCGTACGTATTAACGGTTCTTAATAGGGAAGGACGACTGAATGGTATATAATCCTACCATTAAAACTGGTGCTCGTCCTTGGGGCGAAGCTAAGCTTAAGGTTGGTGCAATTGCATCGGTGGCTCAACCTACTGGTACCCCCAGTCGAGCCACTTATGTTACCAGTTCTGTAACTCTTGCTACACTTGCTGGTTATGTTATGGCTTTAGCTCAAGACCTTAAAACTAGAGGCATCATTCAATAAGACCATTTTGGGAGAGGTCAATTGTGGTCTCTCCCCTTTTTTCTAATCGCCAAGGGATATAGAAATCAATGGCTGCTACTGTTTCTAAAACTAAGACCTACTTTGTTGGTCCTCAAGACGGCTGGTTCCAAATCATTGACGCGACGACTACTAATCTAGTCTTCCTTCGTATGACCGCTGTTCCTCATACTCACCCATTCTATGTTTATAGTAACACATCTGCACCGACTCTCGGAGTTGACGCGGGTGTTTACGTGTGTCATCACCCTTTCAAGATTGCTAACTATAGCAACAACAATGCGTCTAAATTTTGGATTCGTGTTGTTAACCCTGTACAAAATAGTCAACAATCTAACGGCAAGCTCCGTATCGATGTGTACGCCGATGGGGGTGTTCTTCAGTAATGACTGCTGTAGCCTCAATCATAAACTCAGCTCTTCGTGAAACCAATCTAATTCCTTTAGGTGTAACTCCTAATACTGATCAAATGAATGAAGGCTTCGGTCTGTTAAGTACGATTGTGGCTGGTGTTTTGGGAAACGAAGCTGGTGAGAATATCATCCCGTTTCCACTAGGACAGGAGGGGATTAACAGTCCTCAAGGTTATCCTTGGTGGGCTAATGAACTTCCTGGTAATATGTACATTCCATCTAATGTTCGATTGATGTTGAATCTTACTGCTGCTGGTACTGTTAATTTAGACCCTCACCCTCATGATGGTGCTCGTATCGGTCTTGTAGATGTCAGTAAAAACCTCTCTCAGAATAACTTTACCATAAATGGTAACGGTAGGATGATTGAAGGTAATGAAAGCATGATCTACAACACTGACGGAGAAATCCGTGAGTGGATGTACCGCGAGGACCTTGGTAATTGGGTTGTTGTCTTACCACTAGACATTGCTGGTGATATGCCATTCCCACCTGAGTTTGACGACATGTTTATTATTACTTTGGCAACTCGTCTCAATCCTCGTTACGGTCAGATCATGCATCCAGCTTCTGTACAGACTTTAAGAGAAGCTATGAGGAAGTTCAGCGCTCGGTACAAGCAAGCTTGGTCTGTTCAACCTTCTGAAGATGGACTCCTGTTTCTCACCATGTACAATCGTTTTTACGGTCGTGCTTTCAATCGAGTTGTTGGTGACCCTAATGCGTATTTTAATGCTGGTTTCCCGTACTAATGGCAATACCTGGACCTAGCAAGCGTATTGTTAGAGAACATTGGCCCTCTTGGCGTTATGGTCCGAACGGAGAGGGTCAGATATTTCAATCTGAAAGTGAAGTTCCATTTGGCTGGACTAAAAAACCCGGTGAGATATTTACTCCAAAATCCGAACCAGTTCATGTTGATCGCCAAACACTTGCCGAAAATCTTCGAAAAAAAGGTATTGAACCTGTTGGTTGGTGGTCAACACGTTATATGAAGGATATGTTAGAATGACTGCTGTACCATTAGGACAAGGTGCTTACCGTCGTCTTTATGCAGGAACACCAGAGGTGATTCTGTTAAACAGGTGGCTAGAAGCCAACCCCGCGAACCTCCGTGAACACACTTCAGTCTTAGCTAGACCAGGAACGACCCCCTTACTTCAACTGAACCCCGGTAGTTTTACCGGAATTCCAGTTATTAGAGGTAATTACAGTCTCGATGGTCTGTTTAATGACAGTTTGTTTGTGGTTAGCGGTCAGAACCTATATCGTATTAATCAAGACATGTCAGTTACCCCGATCTCAGGTATTGTTAATGGTTATGGTCATCCTGAAGTTGCTTGGCAGAAGGGTGCTGGCTATGAACGTCTCTGGATTTCTGACGGAACCCTCTTACAGTTCTATGATGGTACTACAGCAGCTAAAGGTTCGATTACACTAAATCCGCCCGTGACTCCAGGCACTGATGTCTTTCAAGTCGGTGGTGTGTACTACACGTGGGGAACGTCTTTCAGTTCATCTGATGCAGGTACAGTTTCTCACCCTTTTAAGATTAATCCAAATACTCAGACAGGACCGTTAGATCCTATGGGGCAGTTAATTTTAGCGCTTAATGCGGCTGGAACTCAGGGGATCGATTATAGTTCAACGATAGGTGGCCAAAACACACTCGTGAGCGGCTCTGCTGCTTTAAATGGTATCACGGCCATCACAATCACAAATGGCGGTACAGGGTACACTGGAACGCCAACAGTGACCATTACAGATCCACTCGGCTCTAGTGCAACTGCACACGCTGTTCTTTCTGGTGGTACTATCGGTACTATCGTTGTGGACACTCAAGGATTTAACTACAGCGCTAATCCAACAGTTACAATATCTGGTACTGGCACTGGAGCGGCCGCAACAGCAACAGTCGGCACCCCTACAACTACAACGACTGTAGTGTTAACTGCAAGAGTTCAGGGAACTAGTGGTAATTCTATTAGTCTTTCTGTAACTGGTGGTACTGCACTCAGTGTTTCTGGTGCTTATCTTGCTAATGGCGGTATTGATGTCCTTCAAGGTTGTATAGTTCCTGTTGGAGTGCCACTTAGTCTAACACAGGTGTCTAGTTATATACTTGTGTCTATAGCTGGAACTCAACAGTTCTATTGGATTAATCCTGGTGAAGTAACAATTGACCCACTTAACTTTGCCTCAAAAGAAAGTTCACCTGACCCCATCATTGCTCTGAGAACTATCGGAGATCAGGTAGGTGTTATTGGCAGTAAGTCTTTTGAGAACTGGTACGCCACTGGTAATAGTCTAAGTCCTTTTGCACCAATTGAAGGTCGTGTGTACGAACGAGGGACATTAGACGGAACAGCTGTCGTCATTGACGATGCGATTATTCTTGTTGGTAATGATGGTCGTGTGTACAGTATTGGTTATCAATATGGTGACTCTACTGATGTTCAGTGGGGTGTAAACAGAATTTCCGATAACGGAATTGAAGAACGGGTTAGACGTCAGGTACGTCGTGAACAAGGATTAACACCATGAGTACGCTGTTTATGGACAGCTTCGATCAGTATGGTTCTGGTAGTGCTGGTCAAGCAAATATGTTAGATGGTATTTACGCTAACCTAGGTACTGCGTTTACTGTAGGTGTGCCATATTGGGGGCCAGCTAGAACCGGTCCAAACTGTTTGATTATGACTCCATTTAGTATCGGGAGAGGTGTTCAGAATGAATTGCGTTATGTAATTCCAACAACACCTGCCAATCTGTTTATGTCTTTTGGCTTTGCTGTTGACAGCTTACCGCCTGGTACAATTCTATCAATTTGGGAAACAAGAGATAATTCCAACAACCCGCAGTACAGCCTAGTCCTTAATCCTACTGGATCTCTGTCTCTTTATAGTGGAGCTGGAGTAAGCGGTACATTAATTGGAACTACAACTGGTCCTGTTATTAGAGCTCAAACATGGCATTTCATTGAACTTAATTGCAACTACACCGCTGGAACATTTACTGTCCGAGTTGACGATGCTCAAGGAACAGGTTCTCCCGCACTTACAGAAGTTATTAGCACCGGTCTTGTTAATAGTATTTGGGCAGCCACTTGGAGTAGCACAGCTGGGTCAATCTACGGTAACTGTTACTATGATGATGTTTTCATTCGTTCAGACGCTGGAACAATTAATAACTCATGGCTTGGAGATCGTCGGGTTGCACTTCTATTAGTCGATGCTGACACATTAACTGCTGGATGGACACCGAGCTTCTACAAAAAGTTTGGGACTGGTGTTTTAGCTTGCTCTACACTTGCAACTAATACTAATACACCATTACCAAGTTCTGTTAATACAGGTATTAGTTTTCCGGGTAATAGTTCTGTAGATGTCGGTTCATCTGATTTCACTATGGAAACTTTTGTCAGGTTTGAACAACTTCCGGCTAGATCTACATACGCTACCCTATTTAGTAGGTGGGACGCTGCAAATAATTACAAATCATATCGGTTTGTGTATGGTGGCCCGTCTTTCAACAATAACTCATTTCAATTTGACTATACTATAGATGGTACAACTGTTGTAACACCTTTACAGTTTCCATTCATTCCTGTTTTAAATCAGTGGTATCACATTGCAATTGTTAGAGCGTCTAATGAATTATTACTATTCATTAATGGTCAACAAATGGGTGTGCCTATTTCAATCACAGCTTCAATTTTCGGTGGTACTACCAGTCCATTTTGTATCGGGGCAGAAAAAGGTACAGCTGGAACACCTGTAAGTAATACCGGTGTTGTTGGTATGTTTGATGAAACTCGGTTTACGAATGGATACGCACGATATGTAGCTCCATTCTCACCACCAGTGGCAGCGCTTCCAAGAGGTAATGGTTCAGACGCTTACTGGAGTGATGTTGTCTTCATTGCTTCATATGATACGAGTATTATTGATGAGAGTAGTTTTAATCAGAATGTTACTCCAATGTCAACCTCACCACAAGCATTTATCTTTCTTCCGACTGACGGACCTGCTGTGGGTACGTACAGCACTATAAACAAAGCTATTCCTGACGACAATACATTTATTTCTGCTGGTCTGTTGAATGCAACGGGTGTTTTAACTATGACGACACAACCAGCAAATGGAGACACAGTTACTGTTGGTACTAAGAATGGTAGCACTGCTGCTGTTTACACTTGGAAGAATGCACTCTCGACTGCATTTGATGTCTTAATAGATACGACAGCTGAGAACAGTCTTCTTAACCTGTACAATGCTATCAATGGTGGTGCTGGTGCTGGTACTAAGTATGGAACTGGAACAATAGCTAACTATGACGTTACTGCTACTCAACTTCCTGTTGGACAGATCCAAGCAGTAGCAGTTACACCAGGTACAGCTGGAAACTCAGTGGCAACGTCTGCAACTGGAACCGCTGCGTCCTGGGGTGGAACAACTCTGTCTGGTGGCGCTAATATCCCTGGTCCTAGTGCGTTTAAGATTAATCGCCCGCCGCCCAACACCACGATTATCTCAGCTTTACAAGCGACAGTGAGAGCGGCGAAAAGTGACAGCGGTACGGCCAACATTCAAATGTCTTTGATCGGTCCTCTTGGCGGTGTGACTAATGGTGCTATCCATAATCTCGCGTTAAGTCCTGACTTCTATGCGGACATCATTGAACTTGATCCAGACACCGGACTACAGGTAACCCCGTCAACTGTTGTGAGCGGTAAACTCCAAGTAAATAGAACGGCATGATCGTGAATGACTATAGCAAAATCTTCTCAACTCGGTCTAATTGCAACAGTCAAGGCCGCTCAAAGCGTTCCGATTGCAACTCAGATCGGTCTTTCAGTGTCCTATGGTCCACCAGCCAGCAAGTTTGCGGAAACCAGTCAGCAACATATTCAAATATCAAGAACGGCTGGTGCTAACGTGTCTGCGCAAATATCACAAGCAGCTTTTCAAATTGCATACAAAGCGGACACACCCGATGGAAGTAGGTTAACTGCTTGGACATTCATTCTTGACGGGCATCGTTTCTACGTCTTACCTCTTGGAGAGGAAGGTACATGGGCATTTGACACAACCACTCATGAATGGTGTCAATTTCAGACTCAAGGTTTTAATGGTATAAACTTTAATTATGGAACCATGTGGGGTGTTAGGATTATTGGTGGTGACACTACTAATCAGACAGTTCTCGAACTTGATCCCGACCAATCATTGGATGATGGGTTTAGACCTGTAGAACATATTGTTACGGGTGGTGTTGCTACTCGTGGTCGTCATGCAATTGGTGTTGCAAACTTTACACTAACCGCCTCTACTGGAGACGATCAATCTATTACAATGCCAATTTCACTTTCTTTTAGTGATGATAATGGTGTAACGTACTCTAAAGAGTTTGATTTACCTTTGACCAACATTGGGTCTCAATCCTTGATCTGGAACTCTCTCGGTAGTTTTGCCGCTCCTGGACGTGTTTTCAGATTAACTGATTACGCTGGTCCTGTTCGACTAGACGGAGCGGATGTGGTTCTTACAATTGGTGATGGGGCAGATAGTGGAGTGGAACAGAACTCATGACGTTATCTACTGATATTGGTCCATTAGACTGGCGAGTATCAATTGTAGATAAAGACGGGAGACCTAGCCCAGAATTCCAACGTAGGTGGAACACTAGTCGAGGTAATGACAAGTTAATTGGGACTGTCTTAACTGGCAGTGGTTCACCTACAGGAATTCCAGACGAAGGCGCACTTTACGTAGATTACTCTACAACACCATGGAATGTTTATGCCGGTCACAATGGTGTGTGGCAGCTGATTGGGGTTCATAAGTTTACTGATCTGTCCGATGTTCCTTCATCCTACACCGGTTCAAATAACAAACTTGTTGAGGTTAATTCAACTGCAACTGGTTTAGTTTATAGCAATTTGACTTTACGTCTTTATGGAGGCTTTCCGGGAAAACCACCCGCTAGCCAAACTTTATTTGAGATTGACATGTTTGGTGACGAAACCTTTCCAGTTAACCTTACGGGGTCTTTACTAGGATTTGACGTTGCTAATACAAACTTAGTGACACTGCCTATTAAAGTCAATGGCTCTACTGTCGGTAACGCAACTATTTCAGCAGGTGGATCGGTAACAACTTACACTCTTTCTTCCGGTTACACGGCCGCTTCTAAAGATAAGTTAGCGTTTATCGCGCCGACACCACAAGATCCAACACTAGCTGGACTAACGTACACATGGTTAGGAACTAGGACAAACGTATGAGAAAACTAAGAGAAGGTGCTTTATTAATAGACCACCGAAATAGCCCAGGTCTTTTAGGGCACGATGGGTCTATTGAAGAGAGGATGACACTAACTTGTGCTCATTGTCAATATCTTGTTGTCCTAAACCCTAATCGAGTTCGTGAACGACCTTGGTGTTATTCTTGTGATGAGTACATCTGTGACGGTTGCGCTTACAAAGTATCTACATTAAATGAACCGTGCTGTAACATAAACAAACAAATCGATGAAGTTGCCGAGACTATTATTCAAGGAGGAATAATTCATGGCTAAGCGATCCTTTAAATCTAATTCGTGGTCTGCCACGGCTGTTGCTGACACGACTAATATGACCAACCAGCAGTTTATGGCCCTGCAAGGCGGCTCTTCAACTCAACGTGTTATGGTCAGTGAAATTATGATTGGTGGACAGGCTAGTACCTCGTCTCCGTCTATCATGGTCTTTTCGCGTGACAGTATTGTTGGTGCCACTTTAACTGCTCTTACTACTGGTGAGAGCGACACCTCAATTGACGCATCCACGGCTGCTCTAGCTGCACCTGTTGGAGTATTTACACAGTCAACCACCAAGCCACAGCGATCTGCTACGGCCGGTCTAGCTAACTTTACCTTTAATGCTTATGGAGGTGTTATTCGATGGGTTGCTGCACCGTACGCAGAGTTCATTCTATTAGGTAATACTGCCAGTCTTGGTGAAGTCAGTCTTTCGGCTTATACTGGTTCAACTGCAGCAAACGTCGGCGCACACATTATTTACGAACCGCTCTAAGGTTTTTAGTTGTGACTACTATTTATTTTGCAGGTGGTGAAGATATAGATTTTAATTTGAGTGGTGGTGCTGGTTCAAGTAATACAAGTGGGTCTTATAGAACACCCAATGCTAGATGTAGTATCTATATACCTGGATTTAGCTCTGTTGCAAATATAAAAAATGCTACTTCATTTAATACTAGTACGTTTTGGTTTACCGGAAGAAGTTATCAGACAAGTGTAGTATCTGTTTCTCAAGCACCTATTAATTTTACTGACATAAACGGTAAAGTAAGGTTAAGAATTTTATACACTACTAATACAACAGCTAGTTTTCAAAAATTAACTGCTGCCGGAGTAGCCACAACTCTTTTTACTTTTAATTTGACTCTTAGTCTTAGTACGATAGATAAGTGGGACATCAGTGTAAATTATAGTACCACAGGATATGTTTATGTGTACTTAAATGGTGCGCTACTGGGCAGTTTTACTGGTGACACAACAAGTGATGATGGTATTACATCATTAACCGGATTTCAACTATACTCATTTACAGCTGGTGCTGGTAGTTCAGGTTTTTGGTCTGAAGTTATTGTAAGTGATAGTGACACTAGACCTATGTTTCTTCAAACTTTAGCCCCAGTTGCAAATGGTAATACACATAATTTTGACACAGGTAGTCCTTCTGCTAGTAATGTTAATGAAATTTTTCTTAATGATGGAACACTTGATGGGTCTAGTGTGGCAGGTCAAATAGACGAGTACACAATTCCATCATTAGTCGGTGGTACTTATAGTATATTAGCTGTAGGTGTTAGCGCTAGAATGATTAAAGGTGCTACAGGGCCAACAAAAGCTCAACTAGTTTTGAGATCAGGTTCAACAGACTACACATCACCAAATCAATCACTAATGACTGGATGGAGTACATACTCTAATTGGTGGTCAAACGATCCAAATACAAGTAGTCCGTGGGCGGCACTACCAGTTAATATCGGAATAGAATCTGTTGCATAAAGGTTAGACATGATACCCGGAGGACCATTTAACAACACAAACTTTCCTGTTTTTTCAAATAGACTGGATCGTAAAGTTGCACTCAATTCTCAGTCACTGACTCCCGCTACACAAGGCTATGTGGCTAGTTCTAAATTTCTAGGCTATGCTGTTGTTGGTCCTCCTACTAATAGTGTAAATGTTTCTAAGTTTCTAGGTTACGCTGTCATTACTGACACGCCACTATTACCTAGAAAGTTTCTAGAAGAGTGGCCCAATCCTCTTAGACCTAAAAGGTTACCGGACTATACATGGATCTATTATCCGCCGCCGGATTTAATTCCAGTACCACCATTACCAGTTGGTGACACGTCTCTCTCTATTCCACAAAATAATCGCAGACTTAAAGATTATAGCTGGACAAATGTTGCTTTTCATGGTACAATATCCTTACCACCTGGAAAGACATATACTGAGTTTAACTATCAATTAAAGAGATGGCCCTTGTACGAGGAGCAATACATACCACAACAAATACTAATCGGTGGTATTAGAGGATGGTTATTTAGTACCTAATGAGAGTGTACGACACTAAACTAGTTGCAGAAGCTGTGGCTTTCTTTTTAAAGGGTGAGCCGAGGGATTTTGATGCTATTGATTGGGTTGCTAATCATCATAACATTATCCTTCAAGAAGGTAAAGATCTAGCGCTATTTGAGTGTCAGAAGCCGGGTATTGTAGCCGGTCACTACTATTTTCAGTCTCGTGGAAGACAAGCAATTAATGTCGGACGTAAGTTCCTCAATGAGGTGTTCGACGAGGGTGTTCAATTAATTCAAGGAATGACACCTCTCACTAACCTCGGTGCCCGCTGGATGAGTAGACAGTTGGGGTTTACATCGCATGGCGTCATGTACGTTCAAAATACTCCATATGAATTCTTTACAAAACACAGATCGGAACACAACCGACATGAGTAGTATCTTCGGTGGCTCAAACGAACAAAGATCGTCGGGCAATCTAGCTTATCAAGGTCTTAATACTGCCCTAACTCCACAAGTAAATAATAGTACCTCAGCATCTAATGGTCTTGCTGCTCTTTTGGGTATTGGTGGCGATCCGGCTAAACAACAACAGGCTTTTTCCAACTGGCGAAATAGCACTGGGTATCAGTTCGGTTTAGACCAAGGCAGCCAAGCAATTACGCAAAACGCTGCCAGTAGGGGTTTACTCGATAGTGGCGCAACAGCTAAAGCCTTACAGACGTACGGCACAAATTATGCCAACACGCAGTATGGTAATTACTTTAACCAACTCCAAGGATTGACTAACTCTGGAAATCAAGCCGCTGGTGTTCTCGCTAATGCTGGTCAAGTTTCACAAGGCACTTCTACTTCGAAACCTGGTATTGGTGCATTTCTAGGCCAGATATTGAGCGGGCACTAATATGGCAGGCATTTTAGACATGTTGCTAGGTGGATTGAGTGGTGGTGCTCTTTCAAGTAACACCAACCAACTTCCGCCGCCCAGTGCTGACCCTAGTGCGTCTTCTCTCGCACCTCCTGCACAGACAACTGTCAGTGATTTGGATGTAGTTGCACCTAAGCGCACACCTATTTCTGGTGCTGGTTACAACAACCTTGCTGAATTAAATGCTATTCATCATATTCAGGATCAATATTTGCAAGCTGACCAAGGACATCAGAATGGTTCTGGTACTGGTTTAGTGAATATGATCCCTGCCCATTTACCGGGTAGACAAGTTCTAAGAAACCTTCTCGGCACACTTGGTGACGCATTCTTAGTTCAAAGTGGTCATCAACCTGCGTACGCACAACAAAAATACAATCAGCAAATCTCGGACGCTAGTGCTGGGTTTGAGAATGATCCTGGTGGTGCTGCTAGTCGTATTGCTGCAACTGGTGCTCCCGGTTCATTTGAAGACGCAAATAAGTTATTCGATATTAATGAGCAACGTAAACTTCGAGAAGCTACTATTGAGAACACTCAAGCATATCGGGAAGGTGTTCTTAGTGATCGTGAAAACTATCATAATGCTCAGATCGACTCACTACAACAAAAAAACGACGACCGCATCAGAACTTTGAATGGCGGTATTCTTGCCGCTGCTGCTAAAACTGGTGACCCAAAAATGTACGCTTCTGCTCGTGCTGCTGCTCTTGCACGTATTGGTCCAAACTCTCACATTGACCCAAATGAGTATCCAGAAGACCTAAAAGATTTCAATGCTGGTTACGGTCTGACCGCTAATCAGTACGGTCGTAATCAAGTGTCTGAAGATTCGATTGCTGAAAGAGCTCATGCTGCTGGTCAGTCTTCTTTTGATCGTCAGGCTGCTATTGCTCAACGGGCTGCTATTGCTGCTCAGGTTTCACAGGATCGTCATCGTGGTCAAGATCTTCGCAACAATCGCCTAGTTATTCCTGGTTTGACACCTCAGGGATCTGGTACTAACAATAATACACAACTTAATCCCATTCATGTCTATCCTTCTGGACGGAAAGCTCAGTGGAATGGTAGACAATGGGTACCACTTAAATAATGGCCATCCCCCCACCTCCCGATGAGAACTCTCTGTATGGTGGTGGAAACACTCCTCCGCCGCCACCTCCTGAGGAACAACTTTATGGGGGACGGCAGACCACAGGCAGTATTCCCCCACCTCCCGATGAGAATGCACTATTCAATTCTAGTCCGCCTGAACGAACTGGAGTGGATCGTCTTGCCCACGATATTCATGGCGCGTATCTTAATGGCGCTTTAAATGGCTTTGGTGGTCTTGTCGCTCGAAAGGCGTTCGAGTGGATACCTAGCTTAGGTGACGCATTTAATGCTGGACCGACAAGGTTAAGACAGGAATATCCTGGTCACACAGACCAGTGGTATCAAGACATGTACAAGCAAGTTGTCAATAATGCACTAATCACTGCTCGTCAAAAAGCTGGTGAAGAGGAACAACAAAATGCTATTAATGTACACATTCCTAATCCCTTTGATAATGGACAGAATCTAACTAATCTCGTTACCGGCAAGAAGAAGTCTGGATTTGATATTGATCCAGTTGCGGCAACATATGGATTTCTTGGTGGTGCTGACCCGACTTTAGCTATCCCCATTCCGGGGATTGGTGCAGTCGCTGGTCGAATTGCATCTAAGGGTGTCGCTAATTACGCAGCTAAAGTTGCTGTAAGTACTGCTGCCCATGCTGCGTACGGAGCCGCTTCAGACGCTGCGTATCAAGGTGCTGACATTGTTGATGGTATTCAAAAAAAGTTTGATGTTGATCGGACTCTTCATGCTGCCGAAGCGACTGGTGTTCTCGGTGGTTTAGGCCAAGCTGCCAGTCCTTTCGTTCGGTCTTTATTTGAACAGCGCAATGGCTTAGACACCACACCCCCACCCACACCAGAAGGGACTACAAATCCATTCTCCGGTGCTCAGGGGATGACAAGAGATCAACTCTTACAGTACCATAATGTTCTTCGTGATGGTAACGAGAGTGATATTCATAACTTCTTTAATGATAAGAATATCATACCACCGACGCATACTGATATTCATGAATGGGTAAAAAGGCGTGATCAAAGTGGTCAGCAGGATCTATTTGATCAGACTGGCGCTGAAGGTAAGAGTACAGATCAACTAGTCGATGATATAGTTCCTGGTCCACCTGACCTCAGGGAAGCTGTTCAGAATCATATAGATAAGCAAACAGCAAGTTGGAAGAACAAACCGGACTTCGAGATTATCAACCACACTGATGAGATTGCTGATCCTGCTATTCAAGAGTCTGCTGTTAAAGAGGGTGCGGACAACCCAGACGCTTTAGGATTTTTGGGTGGCGACGGGAAGGTTCGTATTTTTGCCAATAAGATTGATAGTCCTGAGACCCTGAATGCAATTCTATATCACGAAAGTTTGGGTCACTACGGTCTTCAACAACTGTTTGGTGCTCGTCTTGATAGTATGATTGGTAATTTGCTCAATCGTAATGTTGGGCAGTTTGGTGCTGATGTAAACACTTGGATAAAGAAAAATCCAGGTGCGTATAATGGTGACCGTATTCGTGCTGGTGAAGAAGTTCTTGCCAACATGTCTAATAATGGAACACTCAAGCCGAGTCTTGCTGACGCACTTACTAGTCATGTTCGTGGATTTGGTCGTAAGATGGGTCTCAAGTTGTCTTACAGCGATGCTGAAGTCCGTCAAATCCTTAATATGGCTCATCAAGCTGTGATCAATGGCAAGGGTCGTGACGTTCGCGCTAATGGGTTTGCTACACAGAACTCAAATAAGTTTATGTTTGCTGGTCCAAAAGCACAAGGTTTTGACGAGAACCACCCGATGGCGTACACCGCTAAGGACGGTATTACTCGTAATGAAATCAGTGATCAGAGCAGTAGCCTTAAGCAACATCCATATGACTTTATGGAGAGTTTAAAAGACGGTGCTCCAAAAACTCTCGGAGAGATTTTAGATCATCCACGTCTTTACGAAGCTTACCCTCAACTTAAAGAGTTGCAAATTCGTGGTAGGTCTTTACCGGAACACTATCAAGGATATTACTTACCCGCTAAAGACGGCGCATTTGGTAGAACTACACCAAAGATTGTATTAAATACGGCTACTAATGTGGAAGTCTATAAGACGTTATTACATGAAACTCAGCACGCTATTCAAGACATAGAAGGCATTCCAGGTGTAAAAGATGGCACCAATAATAATGGTTATGATAATAATCCACTAGAACATGAAGCCTTTGCAACTGAAGATCGTGCAAAGATGGGCGCTGTTGATCGGATCAATAATCGTCCTGTTTTCATGCGACGTGGTGATCTTGAACCTAAGGACATTGCTGATGAAGCGTACCAACGTCTAGACCGTGAGTACAAGCCAACTGGGCGTACTTGGGAACAAGCTCAAGCTCTTGCCAAGGACACAGCCTTAAGCCCTGAAGCAATTCGAGAGTCTCGTGCTGTCGGTAACCTTGACCGTAAGCTTTTTGTTTACGACAACGCTGCTAAAGAAGCTAATGCAAAGCTCATGTCTTTGAAGACAGATGGCCCACTTAGTGCTGAAGATCATGTGGCTGCATTAGAAACAGCCGCACACTTCAACTATGTTCTCGGTCGTATTGAGAATGATGCTCGTCAGATTGCTCGTGGTCTTAATGCTCTTAAAGCGGTTAACTTTAGTCGTAACAACTTGTTAAGATTGAAAAACGCTCTCGCCTCGTCTGACACTAATATGGACGCACTTACCGATCCTGACACGATGCTAAAGTTTCTCAAGCAGTATCAGGAAATGGCTGGTAAGGGTAATCCAAACGGTGCTGCCAATCTACTCAAAGGTGTTACTCAACCTTACTGGTGGCAGTATCTTTTGTCTTTTCGTCAGAACATGATGCTCAGTGCTCTCAGTACTCACCTTAAGAGTACGATGGACATGGGCACAATGATTGGTCGTGAACTTCAGGAAAGTACTCTAGCTCTTCCTGGGTCCGCTGTACGGGAAACTCTTCGGTCCCTTGGTGCCACAAACATCAAGCCGGGTGCACACCCCACCGAACTTGCTGCAAAACTCTGGGGTCTTACTCGTGCTGCCTTGGAGGCGAAGACGTACGCTGACACCTGGAGAGCATTGAAGAACGGTACACCTCAGGGACAGAACCAATGGGCCAACAGTGGTTCTACTATTGAACCCCCTCGCATTCCGGGGGTATCTAAGGTAAGCGATCTCATTAGTGCTCAGGACACATTCTTCCGGTCTTTCCTAATGAACCAGAACCTTCATGCTCTCGGTGCCCGAATGGCGTACGAGAAGTTGAAAGCCCTGGACAATAAAGTTAGCTGGGACGACGTGATGACCAATGGTGCTGCTATTGCTCGAAGCCCTAGTCCTGAAATGATCGATCATGCTCGTGAACTGACAGAAAATACTATTCTTTTGAATAAATCTCCGTTGAACACCACGATTGACAAAGCACGTAAAATTGTTCCTGGGATGAATGTTGGTGAGCAAGCTACTAGTTTCTTTACTAATTTGTTCACACCTTTTATTCGTGTTGGATCGAACGCTGTGATGAATCAGTTCATTCGTAAGTCACCTCTAGCTTTCTTAGACCCGGTAACTCGGGCTGACTTTCAAGCTGGTGGTGCGCGATCTGACATTGCTGTTGCTCGTATTGCAATGGGTACAGCGCTGCTTGGTTATTACTGGAATCAGTCCAATCCAAAAAAAGACAAGATTGAAGGTGAAGGTCCTGACAACCGTGACAAGTTGTTAGAGAAGGAAGCTGGCGGGTACTCCCCGAACTCCATTCATGAGAATGGTAGGTACAACCAGACGTCCAATCTGAACATCAGTCTTAACCCTCTTGATGTCCACAACAACATCGCTACGATGGTCGCTGGTCTTCGAGAAGCGTACGAGTCGGGGGCGGACTCTGGAAAGATTGCTGTTGGTCTTAAACTGGCTTCTGTGACGATGTTACATCAACTGTCTAATCAAACTTGGCTTGAGGACATTTCTAGTCTCGTTGACAGTCTTACTGATCGACATGACACAGGCGGACAGAAATTAGGTAAGGTTGGCGCTAATATCGCTAAGTCCTTCTTACCTAATGTAACTAATCAGTTGGCTCACCAGATCGATCTTAATCGTCATGACACTACATCAGACACGGTAAGTGGAACAATCGGCAATACTGTTGAGTCAAACATTCCTGGTGCTACTAATAATCTCCCTATCAGGTACAATGTTTATGGACAACCCGTTAAAACTGGAACGTCGATTACTGGTATTCACACTTGGGTTGATCCAGGGAATGGACAGAATGAAGTAACAGACCCGGCTGAAAAAGAGCTCTCTCGCTTGGCTGGTCTAACCAAAGCTGCAATCGTTACACCGACTTCGCATACTGTTACAATTGAAGGTCAGCATCTGAAGTTAACACCTTCACAAATTGAAGACTATCAAAAGTACGCGGGTCAGACTATTGTTCAAGCGGTTAGATCTCAAATGGAGAATGGTCAATGGAACTCTATGAAAGAACAGGATCGAATCAATTACATTCGGTCCGTTCAAACTCAAGCTAAAAAGCAAGTCAGAGATACTCTATTGCAACAACCTGGCTGGCTTAATGAAGATCAACTCAATACTTTAAGGAGCCAGATTAGTGGATCAAATACCGCACCATAACATATCAACACCTCTAGAGCGTATTGCTGTTCTAGAGAATCAAATGGAAGAACTAAAGGAGATTAGGGAAAAGTTGGATGAATTAATTCAACTTAAACACCAAGGAATGGGTGCAATTACTTTAGTCTCTATCCTGGTTGGCTCTGGTGTTCTCGGTCTTATTACTACTGTCTTTGCTTTACTTAAAAATGGGGTTCACCTTTGAACAACAACCCTAGAGTTACAAACGTAGTTACGGGAGTTGGTTCTGCGTTGATGGGTATAGTCATGGGGGTTTCTATTCCATCAATTCAGACTTCCGAAGGAACGCGTAATGTACCTTATTACGATCAGGTAAAAGTTCTTACTGTTTGTACTGGACACACTGGTCCTGATGTTGTTGTTGGCAAAGTGTACAGCGATCAACAATGCTCTCAGTTGACACAACAAGACGCTGAGAAGGCTGCTAGTGGTGTACTAAAGGTTAGTCCACATTTAATTTATCATCCTTATGTACTTGCATCTGCGATCAGTTTCAGTTATAATGTAGGTGTAGGTACTTACGATAAGAGTTCAGTAGCTCGTGAATTTAATTCTGGTAACTTCGTTCAGGGTTGTAATGACCTAATGAAATACACATACACTAATGGTAAATTTAACAAAGGTCTTGAGTTTAGAAGACAGAGAGAGAAAGATTTATGTCTCTCTACAATAACACCAAAAGGATTAGCGGATGTTCCCGTTTCTAAATCCATTAATAGTACTACTTAATTCTATCGGCCCTTTACTCTCTAATATTGCTCCCGTTTTTCAATCATCGCTTCCTTTCTTTGAAAAGTATTGGAAACAATGTCTTGTTGGGTTATTGGTTTCAACACTCACTTTAACTAGTTACGAGTGGAGACATACTTCTGACAAGTTGAATATTGAAAGGGCGGCCCATGCTGCTGATATTAAAGCGTATAAAGCTGCTCAGGACGCTGCTAATAAACAAGCAAAAGACCTGAAAGCCGACTTACTTAATAAGGCAAAAGATGAAGCTATCAAAGCTGACAAGAACTACAGTAATCTGCTTGCTACCTATCGTGCTAATCTCTTGCGCCTCCAAACCACTCAAGGTAACATCCGCGCAGCCAGTGGTAGTGGCAGTTCCAACACCACCCAAATCGCTGACGGATCCAGTACAAATACCGAAGTTTCTTCAACCATAACTATAACAATGGATGATGCACAAATTTGCGCTATTAATACAGCACGACTTCAAGCTGCTCATAACTGGGCAGTAGAGATAGGAAAGACAAATGATCAGAGCAAGTAAACCTAAGGCTTTGCAACCAGTTTCGTTTTCAGAACTCGAACCGGGGGGTGGCGGTTTTGCGACCCCTCAAGCGGACTTACAAATGTCACAACCAAAAGCACCCGGTGGGAATGGTTTTCTAATTAACCACAATGCTTTTAGTGACGCGAGACCCCCAGCCGCACGGGGTGCAAAGAAAAGTGCGGGGTATCCTAACTATCCTGTGATTAAATGATGTTTAGGATTATCACTTCCAGAAAACTTAATCAATTAGAAGAGGAGATACAAAAACTCATGGCTGTTTCTACTGCATTCCAAGCTCAACTGGATCGCCTTACTACCTATGTGAATGGTCTGACCGGCGCTGTTGCGGCCAAGGACGCTGAGGACACTCAAGCGCTATCGAACGCTCTCGATAGTGTCAGTGCTCCGCCCGTACCGACGCCACCCGCACCGCCTGCGGCTTAAATAGTTAACCCCCGCTAGGAGAAATCCCGGCGGGGGTTTTTTATTATGTATTTTTTCTGTCTAACAAAGTAGCAATTGCTTTTAAAGTACGTGCAGAATAAGCACCGTTATTATTTACAGGCCAATAATACCAATCACCATCTTCAAGCATAACAATATCTTTTTCAACTGCGAGCTCAAATGATTTCACAGAATCCTGCTGAGCAGGCGTATTCTTGGCTTCCTGTGGTTGTGTCATCAGTTTCGTACTCTTTAAACTTAGACCAATCGATGAACTTAGGGCTTCGATTAACAAAGTCATTGTACTCATCCTCCGTACACTCTTGATAAGGTGCTTGACGATAAGTATGTTCGCTGTAAGGAAGAAAACTCACACCAGACAATATGTCAAAGTGATCGTACACATAAGCACCAACACCCATCCACTCGTCTTCACGAACACTAATCGTTACGCTAGGCTTGTGTTCACACCAGTACTCTTGAATTAAATTCCAATCCATTAAATGACTGATGGCTGTTAGTTCAGACCTAAGTACAGACTTTTTAGGACTCTTTTGAGGGAAAGAAAAGACAACAGTATGGTCTGGTTTCATTACATCAGGTTCATTAGGAACACCTTGATTGATCAAGAACTGGGTGATCGGATCTTTTTTATCACCTCGTACAGTTCTAATGTAGTAACTACTGTGGCGAGGATGAAGGCCGCTAGCACTGTCCACCAACTGGCTGACAGTACCGGAAGGTTTAACACAAGTGATAGCGACAGAAGGTTGAATCCCAAGCAACTCAGCGTACTTTTTATTTGTAGCAATTGCTATCTCCTTTAAGTCACCTAAAATTTTAGCGTTTAAAATTATTTCGTTATCGTAAAGTCCGGTGAGACTGACTCCCAGTAAGCGCTCTTCTTCTGTATTGCGCTTCCAGCAGGAGCGAAGATATTTAAAGTTAGTGAGCGTGGACTGAACACTTCCGAGTATTGTAGCAAGTCGAACTTTTCTTGCCAAGGTCTGAAAATTATCTCCAGCTCGCACGATGACTTCTGAAAGATTACAGAATTGATTTGGTCGAAGAATAATTTCAGAACATGGATTTGTGCCAAAGTCAAAATCTGTGTTGCGACGTCCATTTTGACCAGCTTGGGAGCGAGATGCTTCGCGATTAAATAAGCCTCTTTCCCCACTTTTGCTTTCGTACAATGCGAGCCACTCTCGAAGAAAGTCTCCGTTATCGGGTCGTCCCAAGTACACAGCGCTGTTATTAGATAGTGCTCGCTGGGGATTGTTGACATACCATTCTCCATGTTTTGCGTCTCTCATCTTGGAGTCTTCAAAATCAGACAATGAAATCATTGCTGACCGCCTAACACCACCACTGACAACAACGTCAGCAATCTTGCACATAATGTCATGGCACTCTAAAGATGTTAGTTTTCGTCCTTGAGCTTTGTTGAAGCAAGTACTAATGAATGTAAATAATTCATCAAGTGGTTGAGGTCCACTCGCTCGTCCTCCGAAAGTCTTGAGTCTGGCTCCCGCAGGTCTAAGTCTAGACAAGTCCCATTTGACAACTCGACCCTCATATAGGTGATCGATAAGATGCCTGAGACTAATTGCCCAACCTTCTTTTGAATCGGGGACTACAATTTCAACTGGTGTCTCTTTAAGAGTGTTTCCGATGACTGGTAATTGATCGATGTATTTACGTTCGACACTAAATCCAACACCAGTACCACAGAGCAAGATGTACATAGTTTCATCGAATGCCCGTGTGCTGTCAATTGGCAAGTACGCACAATTATAACCAGCAACATGTGTTCGATCAAGTGCGGGACCAGCAGTCATTAAACAACGCATAGAAGGCATTACTTCTAGATCAACAATTGCCTTCTCTAACTCAGCCCAATCAATCGGTACTTCTGCACCAACATGATTAAACATCCAGTCACAGTAGCGTTTAACTACCTCTTCCCAAGTTTCCCTTCGTTTTTCAGAATCAAGCCATCGAGAGTATCGACTGTAAGCGATGTATTTTTGATAATCATTCATTAGGTTTTAGTGGGCACTACAATACATTGAAACACGTAACCTTCAACTTGAGGGTCAGCTTCTGCCTTGGCAGTTAACTTATTCACTTGATCTTGACAAATTTCCATGGACGGTGCGATACCCATCAAATGCATTGGCTCTATCTTTGTACTACTAAGAAATGTAATGAATGCGATTAGAAGAATCATTGTTGGAATATCTCCTTTGCCAACTCTCTGTATTCTGTTATTGTTGGGTGTACATCATCGGAACCTGTCCGATGAATAGGTAAGATATAGTCACCATATTCTTTAGCAATAGACTGAATAATCATATCAATCTTTTCTGAATTATGTGGAAGGATCCAAAAGACTTTACCACTAATAACACGACCCCTCAAACGTCTGAGTTCAGCTTGAGTGTGGAGCGTTTTAGAGTCATTAGACCCTAAGCTAATTACAACAGCTCGTGCTGCAAAATCGTATGTGCCATAAAGGTGATTGAACTCGCGAGAGTTAATTCCTACATGAGCATAAGTTTTACATTCAGTTGGTGTGAACTTTGACACTCCGACTGCAATACTGTCACCTAAAATAAGACATTCAATCATCATTCACCTCAGAATAAAAATCCTCCAGAGACTTTTTGATGTCCTCTGGAGGATTTTTCTTTTTGTTTGGTATTGTTCGTTGCCTGTATTTATTAGACTTTAGATCCTTGACTATCCAATTTCTTTTTTTCATTTTCTAACCAGAGTTCACACCTCGCGAGGGAGTTCCAAGCGGTGTGTCCAATGTGAGGAAGTCCACTATCAGGGTCCAGAAAATCATCTTTTCCTTCGGCGACAAGGTGTCGTACCATTGCTTCAGTGTATCTATCGAATCCGTCAGGAACGAAACGCCATCCCTTCCAAGCGTACTTAGTTGATCCGAAATGACTGATGGCAGAAACGAGGCCAATTGCATTTGGAAAGTAGTCAAGTCCACCTTTAAAGAGTTTTGGTTTGCCTTGATCATATTTTACCGCTCCAGGAATGTTTTCGCTAATTAGGTGGTACTCCTACTGTAAATGCTTCAATACCTTTACTGAACATAAGTATCTGACAACTTTGACAAGCCCATGTATGACCTTCAATATAAGCGCGAGCGCCTTTAGCTTTGCTACCAGCCTTTATTAAGGCAACCTCTTCAGCATGTCCAATTGTCTGACAGATTGATTTACACTTCTCATACCCTTCTCCGGGAAGACGAGGACAAACAGACTGTGCATTGCCACATAAATTTTCCCCGACAAAACGTTCACCATCTCGTGTAATGATTGTACATTTGACTTTTGTCTTTGCACAAGGTCCAATCACAGAATGTCCTTTATATCAATCTCCATACATTCGTCTGTAAAACGATCAAACACTTCAAATGTAGAAAGACCGAGAAGTTCAACTAACTCTTCAGCAGAAAATCTATCACACAGAATATTTCTTAATTCTGTAAGTTTAGTATCGTCAATCATTACACTTTAACACGTTTACCAAGTTGCCACGATCCACACGTTTGACATTGAAGTCGTTGAGTTTTAAAGAACTTCGACCTACGATAACCACGAGACTGCATATGGTCACCCCCGCAATTACCACACTCACCAGCGTTCTCACCGAGGTGCGGGTGATTTTCAATATAAGGCTTGATGCGATTGTAAAGTGCGACAAGAACTTTGACGTCTTGAATACAGTATTTACGCATCCGTACTTCAGCTTTCTTGTCTCCCTCATCTACTAGACGCCAGAGTTTAAAGCCTTCATGTTTCATCTTACTACCGACTTCAAGAAGTGGTCCGATGTACTCAAGTCTATTCATAACGAAGCCAAAACGTTTAACGACTTTGATAAGGTCGATAGATGTTATGGGACCGGGAGGAGAAAGACCAACTAGAATAATGGTTCCTCGAAGCTTGGGTAGATCGTATTTGTCGCCGTTGTAGGTAATTACCGCGTCTGCCTGATTCAAGAGAGCAAGAGCCGCTTCAGCCATACCATTTATACCATGTTCCCACTTACTGTAAAACATAAATTCTTTGGTGCCGTGCCAATGAGCACAGAAACAAAGTAAGCCACCTTCGTCGATTAATTGTGCTGGACTAATATTCTCGTCGTACATTCGCCAGACGTACGCCTTAGCTGGAGCCCATTCAATATCTATATATAATATCTTACTCACTTAACCACTCTGCAGGTATCTCCCCGTCGGCCCACTTGAAACCGTTTTTTTCTGCCCACTGACCATGAGTTTGTTTACTTCCAGGTATTCTCTTGTTGGCGTCCATGAAGACGAAGCGGATGTCAATTTCAGGATGTTGGTTTTTAACAGCAATCATCTTAGCTTTACTATCTCTATCTAATAAACCCTTAGCTTCGATAAAGAAACACTTGTCAAGTATGTGAAAGTCTGGGTTGTACGTACGCTCAAGTCTGTACGGCAGTTCTGTGTCTTCATAATTGAATCGTACACCTTTGAGTGTAAGAGCGGCCGCAAGCGTTCTCTCGAAGCCGCTCTTAAAATTAAAGTTATTTATTCGAAAGAATCTCCAGTTGCATCTTCATCATCTTCGAGTCGTTCCGCGTACTTAACATTACCAATTGGAACCAAGGCAATCGGTAGAGCACCCAGACCGGGTAACTCTTTCATGATTGCAATGTGATGAGACGTGAAAATCAGAAAACCATTACCATAATGTTCGATGTCTTCATTATCAACAATGACATATGGACTTTCAGGGATTGATTGTTCCTTACTACCAGGAACCAGGGACACGATGTTGTCGTTCATTTATTATCCTTCTTATCAGAACGTCTTTTCATACACTTTAGGCTCACTAACAACCTTAGTAAGGAATACAGGCCCATTTGAATAGATGAATGTTCTCAATCCAATTCCATTATTGGCGTCTTTCCAGCAGCGGAATTTATGATCACAATAAGAACAGTTTATACTCAGCTTCCTATTACCAGAAGCCCCCATTGCTTCGTCTTCATAGCAACGCTCAGGAACGTTTTCAGAGTCTAAAGCTTTCTTAACAAACTCTATTCGCTCCTCAACCTTAAAGACTTTCATTTCCTCTTTGGTAAAAGGAAGATAAGCAAGTTCTCCTGACACTTTGTCCATGGCTAGAAAAGCAAAGTCTGTGTCACGTGCTTTAGAATACGCAGCACCTTGTTCAATGTAGCCAAAACTATCATTCTCAATCAATGTGCCGTTCTTAAACTTTAAAAAACTATAGGGTGCAGCAGACTTAACATCAACAGTAACGTTATCAATATCAGCATCGATATGCCCTTTGATACCGTTGAGACTAACTTCTTTTTGAAGTGCTGTTACTTTGTGGCCTGACTGTTCAGCGAGAAACAATAAAACTTGCTCTGTAATATCACCAATAATAAACTTTAAAAGAGTCTTACCGTCTAAGTTTTCTTCGCGTCCGTAATTCTTGTCGTACCAAAGTTGTCTGGCACCCTTACCGATATTAGACATCCGCAGTGTAAACTTGCGTTCACGTGTTGACTCTGCAAGTCGGTCTGAAATGAGACGAGAAAGAATTTCGCCGAACTTGGCTGTTTCCTTCTCGTCAATTTCTTTACCGTGTTTTACGAGTTTGTAGATGTCCTCAATTAAAGGATGTGTTATTGGGCCGCTGGCGGGGTGTTCTTAATCCCCCCAATCTTCTGTAAGGTCATTAGTGCCTTAGCTTCCTCAGCCTTTAAAGTTGCAATAGCCTTTTCAACACTAACCGAATTATTAGCACCAACAATAACTCCACCAACAAAAATTCCCAATGAAATAACTAGATCAATTAATACATGAATCATTCTGCGTCCTTGCTCCAATCTTCATTGTCTTCACGTGTGGGGAATTCCCCGCCCTCGTAGGGCACATAGTCCCAAACCTGCATAGAGAGAATATTTACGGCAAATTGCTTAGGCTTGTACTCATTGATCACAAAATTAATATTAACTGTGCTACCGTTACCGATCTTTTTCTTGACGTCCCACGGTTCCCCATGATGGTCAACAACACGAATAGGCTGATTAAGAGAACCGTCAGCTTTCAATTCTTTACGCTTAAACGTAATGTACTTGCCGTTACCTTTGTCCTTAATCTTTTCTTTAAGGCCTTCGTTGACCAGCTTTTTAACTGTGTCTTCATCGATATAAACATCGATAGACCATTCCTTGAACTTATTCTCATAACCCCAGGACGGATCACCAAGTACCTTAGCCCACTTAGCCTTGCCTTGAATTAGCATTCGTTCTTATTTCTTCCGTTTCTTGTCTTTGTTGTTTGTGTTCATTGTACTCAACTATACTATATAATACCACATTGGGATTATATGTCAACTAAATTTGGTAAACTTGACAGAATTTATTTCTGTGTTATTATATTCTTATAAGGTTGGTAAATAGGATAGTAAATGATCACCCCGCCGGATGTTTAATATAACGCTTGTAGGCGGTCCTAACGTCAAGTACCTCTTCACGAAGGTTGCGAAGGTTAGTTTTTGTGGCTCCAAAACGTTTAATTTTAATGGCAGCCTTAATCACTTCACTTGCTTCCTCGATTAAATGATCTAACTTGAGGTCTTTTGTCATAGGTAGATGATCAGGACTCATTACGAACAGTCCGTGCTGATGGCACAAAGTACCCATATAATTATGATTATCACTATCAGTGGCATTCTGCCCAATTAGCTCCAATTTTGAATGCTCCGTCGAGCGGACACTTAAAACCAAGTGCTATCCCGGCGTCCCGGATAGACTGAACATAAACTTCACCAACTTGCTGTGCATGTTCTGGCAAAACATCGTACTGATTTTCATCATGAATAGTACCTATTAGTAAAGCGTCTAGACCAAATTCGATAAACTTCTGTCTAGCTATAATAGCAGCTTTTTTCATGACAATTGCACCAGCACTTTGCAATTTGTAATTAAGCGCAGCGCTTTTAGCATTACAGCGGACAAACCCGCCGTCAATAGTTTTTAAGACACCACCGTTATGGTTGAACTCGTCTTCAATGTCAGCGATTAACTTAGCAAGTCCGGGTGTTCCTTGTTCAAGAACACTTCGAGCCCACTTACCATACTCACCCGCTTCTCGTCCCTGTAATTCAGGTTTAAGTGTTTTACCGAGCTTTGGATCACCAGCACCGTAAAGATACGCATAAAAGCCATTCTTTACAGTAAGATCACGCATATGGTCAGGAAGGCCAAGGTTACGAGTATTATTTATATGCGGATCGCCTTCAGTAAAAAGCTTGATTGCTTCATCTGTTGCAAGATACTCAGCGAACATCCGCATTTCTAAACCATTAGCGTCACCACCAACCTGTACTCGACCGGGACGAACAGTCCAAAGCTTCCTACAACGAATGCCATATGGAACTTTAGCCTTAGCTTTCGGAATGTTGGCTGTGTTCGGACTACTGTGTATCATTCGACGGGTTGTTGCAGCACAGGTTAACACTTTACCGTGCATACAGTGATCATCATAATTAACATTGTTTAACCAACCTTCAACCATTGTTGCACGACCTTGAAGAACAAGCCACTCAGCAATGGTCTTTACAGTAGGTTGATTACTTTCTTCTGCGTACGCTAAAATACTTTCTTCATCAACTTTAGGTGAACCTTGTTTCTCACCACGAGCTTTTGCTGCGTCAGTTACAGCGTTGAATGTAACAGGTTTCCACCCAAGTTCTAAAAGACGTTCTAGCCGCTGTTTAGGCGAACCAATGTTAAATTCCTGATAGTCATAAACTGTGTACGTTCCGTCGTCATTTTCGTGAATCTCGGAAAATTCTTGAAGATGTTTTTCATAGGATGAAAACTCAGTTCCATCTTTTTTCTTCCGTCTTTTGTAAGTTCCGCAGGGAACAAGATGTGGAGGAAAAAGTTCTCTAATAGGTCCTTCGAGTTCAACTTGACGAGCACGTAGTTCAGATAAAAGGGTTTGAGCTTTCGGTATGTCAAAGTACCAACCGTTGTCTTGTTGTTCGTCAATAACCACACGAATGTCGTGTTCGATCTCACAAGCAAGCTCTGTAACACCTATCTTACGAAGACGAGCCACAAGAGCCTTAAAGACTTTCTTGCCGAGCCTTACGTCTTGTTGGCAATACTTGTCCATTTCAAGTGAGTAACTTGAGAAGTCGTTAAACTTACCTTTAAGGTCTTTTAGACGTTCGCCCCAGGCTTCTAGTGAGTGCCCACCCGGCATCCCAGGATCGTAAAGATAAGACAGAACGAGTGTGTCAACCACTTGAGATAGAGGGATAACACAATCAAGGACACTGTTGAGGACAATAACATCAAAGCTAAGAGCGTTATGCCCCACCAATTTAGTCTCTTCCGTAACATTCTGTTTAATCCATTCAGATATGGCTTCGTGACCAACTAGTGACCTTACATCGTTAGAGTCTAACCGGGACACACACATCATCCAGATCTTTTTGATGTGTTTGACGCCAGCCTTGGGGATTAGTTCAGTTTCAAGATCGACATACCAATAATTATGAAATTGATCAAGTGTCGGTAGATACTTCAATTATGCCCAAACCTCAACATCAGCGCTAAGACCTTGATTGTACGCTTTTACCTGCTCTTCTGTTAGTTCATTGAGACGACCTGTGAACTCGTTGTAATGTAAATATGCACCTGGGCCTGTACGACCACAGAAACGGTTCTTCTCGACGATAACCTTCGTCACGTTGCGCCTCCAGGGGTCTTCTGAGAGGCGTTCTCTATGTAGCTTGAGTACTATGTTAGCCAGCTGTTCAACACCAGCAGTGCCCCTAATTTGGCCCTGTCTGTTGAGATGAATAACAGCGATTACTGCAATATTGAGCTCCATGCACAATGTCTTGAGCTTTGTAGCAATTTCGTCCAGTTGCTTTCGTTCGTCTCCAGACTGATCTGACACCACGATAGAAAGGTGATCAAGGATAATATAATTGCAACCAAGATTGTGCATATGACGAACCTTATTAAGGATCTCTTGGATTGAATTACTTCCAAAATGATCATAGATAACAAGCTTATCGGTATTAATGATAGCATCAAAGAAATCACGCAACTCCTCCTTGGATGTTCCTTCTCGGACGTCAGGGAGGTGAAGAGGTCGGTTTGCTTCAATTGACATTAAACCTAAAGCGGTGTCCGAGTTGGGCTCTTCAAGATGAAGAAGTCCAATACCAGCCTCAGGTTTAGTTTTTAGGATGTGAAACTCAATCTCTTTGAGGATCGAAGTTTTCCCAACACCAGTCTCCGCTGTGACAACGACAAGCTCAGACAACCTGATCCCATAAGTCTGACTGTTAAGTCCATTCCAAGGATATGGTATGGTATCATAATTTTTGGGTGTGCTGATTTCGTCCCACATTTCACGGCCAAGCTTAAGACCAGAAGGTGTAAATACTGGTGCGCTCCACCACTCACGATTAAAGGCTTCGCGTTTACCAGCCTTAAGATACTCGTTCGGGTCTTTGCCTTCTGCAAGAGTAAGAATCTTGACCTTTCCGATGGGGAACATTCCAGCCACGGTGATGGCCGCTTCCTGTCCCGGATAACGGATTTGACCAGTCTTCTCATTTACTTTTGGCTCATCCTTGTCGAAACAGATGACGATGTTTGGGAACGAGTTAAGGTATTCAAAACAGTACGCGACATCACGAGCAGCTCCATCAGCTCCGTTTCGGACAGAGACGACAGGCCACCGCGACCCCATGAGCTCATATGCCGCTGGAGCGTCATACTCACCTTCAACGAGGGTGATGAATTTCGCACTTCCTGGAGGAAAAAGTTGCTGTCCAAATAGCCCAGAATGTGCAATGTCTCCTTCAACAGAAAATTTCTTGTCTGAGTATCGCACCTTATTAGAAAAGTGTGTCCGTCCATCCCCTTCGTAGTACGGAAAATATGTCGTGCCATTTTCAGGATCTCTCCATATTTGATATTTTTCAGCACTTGACTTTGAAATATGTCTATCAAGAAGTGTATTAATTTGTTTGAAATTGATAGGTGTGAGTGTACTTGTCGTCGTACTATTCCTCTTTTGATTAAGAAATTTCGTTATTCCGCAGCTGAAACAATGTGTATGTCCGTCATCGTACAGACTATTAGCATCGCTAGACCCGCACTCCTCGCAACTTAAGTGCTTCATGTAGTTCGATAGGGGCATAACTGATGTGTTCCAGACTTACACATACATAGTTCGAATCATCGAGTTTATTCTGATGAAGATGTCCATGAATATTTGTACCAAACCGACCCAGACAGTCGGGATGGATGGGGATATGGCTTAAGATTACTTTATTACCTTCGGCGTCTTTTTGAACAACACACGATCGAATGTCGTCGAAAAAAGGAAGATAGTCGTTAATTTTAAAAATGTCATGGTTACCTTTAACTAAAACTAAACGCCCGTTGAGACGGCTGACGCAGCTGATGCTACGACGGTTAATAGCAACGTCACCCAAAATATATACTCGATCCATGTTATCAACGATTGCATTGTGTCTTTCAACCAGTTCATTGTCATGCTCCTCTATGTCTTTAAAGACAGAACCCCGAATAAGATTGCCGTCATTGTCTTTAAAAGTAAGAATATTACTATGTCCAAAGTGATGATCAGCTGCAACCCATGTTTTAGAAATATCACACCTTCTTTCTTACATGTTTATTGAAAAAGTAATCTCCTAATATGTAAGATAATTTATATAGAATCACAGATAATAGAATTGTTAGAAACAGCGGCCAAAAGAAACATATCATAAATATATTTGCATCATCAAGATTGCGAATTTTAAATGTTTTAGACCTTGATAAAAATGTTATAATAATACTAAGACTAAAAACTCCGATTATGTAGATTGCTGCTAATAGCATTTCAAACCTACTTCAGTTTGCTAAGTATATCATTATATTCTTTAAAAAGTAATCCAATATAATAATTAACGAGTACAAGATGTGGTGTAAATTTGAATTCAAATTCATCACCTTCTTCAGGCGGTTCATCATCAATAATACAAAACTTTTCAACTTCATGATGATGTGTTAACCAGTCTTCAATACGACTATAGCGAGAATTTAAATCTTTACAATAAAGGTCAGTGTCATGAAAATATTCAGGGTTGATACCTTGAGAAATACAATGATTAAATGTGTTCTCACCTCCGAGAATACGAACCCAAGATGAGTGTAGGACAATCTTAGCGTCAGTTCTCTGACAAATATTATTGATCAGACTGACAGCAACAGGGTCAAAAACAGACCAAGGGATTGTCTGGCCTGGTAAAAACATACATCTATAAGGAATCATCGGGCCGTCGATGTCAAGAAAGATGATTTTAGAGTTTGTGGTCACGTTCGTACTCAGTCATCCTCGCATTGCCAGCTGTTGTTGGATTGCCAAACGTGCCATAACCTCGGGATTTACACCATTCAGAACACATAGCATATGCAGCGCCCCAGCAGGGCCAATAGTCTTTGTCGCCCTTAAGATAATAGTATTCATATATGTTGATTGGGGCTCCGACTCCAAAGAAATCTTTGTTTCTTCCATTTACATCATCCGTCATTGTCGAATTCCGATTCGAGTAGAGTGTTTTCAAGATTGTCATCCACAGACGAGTAACCCATCAAACATTCAAAAATAGCTTCCTGGCACTTGGCACAGTCTTCAGTTAGTGTAACTGTGTCACTGTCAATGTCACAAATAGCGCATCTCATTAATAATCAATCATCTTTGTAATACCTATCTTTCCAATTGTGGACGAATAGTGCTTCTCTGTATGGTAGAGTTTGGGCAAGATTATGGAGTCTTTTTCGAATAGTCTTGCGGTTAGCTTCAGGATTTTCAAAGCAATTCACGATGTGATTACAACGCTTGATTAAATAGTTACTCTTTTCTTCAAACAAACTGGATTTTTCTCGCTTTTTAGGTATGTAAGACTTTTCAACTTCAACCCATTCCCTGCCAGCTCTACGAACAACTACAAACTTGAATTTAGACACAAGTTTGTTTTCGAGAGCCCAAGTCATGTCGCCTTTGAATCTGAGGGCGACTTTAGACGGCAAGACCACGAAACGCCTCCGCGTACAGTTCAACGGTCTTACCTTCAAGACCCGGCGCGGTGTTTACTTCGAGAACATAAAATTTACCGTTTTTGTCTTCTATAATGTCAACAGCACCGAAATCTAAATCTAAAGCTTCAATAGTGTTAATAGCTATTTGATTTCTTCCGATATTAGGAATCACACTATTACGAGTGAATATAAAACCATTCTTATGTGATCTAACTTTCCAATCTGTAGGTGTACGAGCTGGATCACGAATTTTCTTGCAGGTGTCAATTACCTTTCCATTAACAACATGAACACGATATTCAACCACTTTGTATATGTATCGAGTGTAAAGAGGTGCAATTGGAATTGGCTCATCTTTTTCCACAATCACGATACCGTCACCTGAGTGGCCGGTCAACTTATTTCGAACAACAACAGTGCTATTCCAGTTCTTAGCAAATTCAGGCTTAGTTGTCCAGTCAACTGTACTAATATTTGAAAATGCCAAAGTTTTAAAAGTTTCTAACTTATTACAAGCAATTTTTACCTCAGATGAAAGGTTTTTGATATTTTTCCCCACCATAAAATGTGATGTAACCCCCCAATTTACAACAATGTCTTTTTCTAAAACCTTATAAAATTTATTAGACTTTAATCGCAGGAATCCTGGAAAACTGCAAAGAGCCTTAGCACCATTTGAAAGGCGACCACCAGTGTAGATCCAAATTTGTTTATTCATTATACTCTTCATCTTCTTCAAGATTCTCATCTTCTTCAAAAAAATCGTTATGGTCGATTTCAGGATAATCGGGTTGAATGTTAGGTTGTTGAGCATTCACTAAAAGTTCATCCCAAGTTAAAGGTGCTGGTGGGTTCATAGGATTAATAGTTGATCTGGTACCAATTTTATAAGGTGTCCAGTCAGAGCAGTACGCAAAATCTTGAGCGAGCCTCATACCATTGTGAATCATAACGTCAAACTCAGGAACTAAAATGTACTTATAAGCAAAAGACTTTAAATGCCTCATAGTGAATTGTACAACGCCTAATTGGCTGAATTCAGCAATAATTTCACGAGGATCAGCGTAGTTTCGTGCATTTTCCTTCAATTGCTGAAGAAGTTCAATCCAGTTGATAACTCTTTTATAATTTGTTGTACATTCAAGAGATCTGAACTCAATAGTACCATATTTATTGAGGCTAGCAAGATTAACTGAACTGTACCGATATTTTGAATGCAAGTTGTTGAAATTACCATACGACTTAATTGAAGAGATAGCATTGATGATCTGTCCCTCAGCGTCACGAGACCTGAGACAAAAATTATTACCAATTCGGGTTGAACCATTCTGAGAGACGAAAAGCTCGTCGAATATAACACAAAGTGTAATGTAATTAGAAATTGTTCGTACAGTCTCCATTAAACAGTTTACATGAACATGTATTGAAGTTCTGTAAGACGGAACAACTTTAACATCTGGACTGTTTAGAAATTTGTAAAGTTCCCTGACAGCCGTTCGAGTTTTAACTAAATTTAAAGGCTTAGTCAAAACGTACTCAACGGCTTGAGAGTTTGGCTTTAAAGCTCGTAAAGAATTATCATTATGAGGCGACCAATATTTGTAAATATCGATCGCTTTTGTGATAATATTATAGCCTTCAAGTTCCACTTCAACACCAAAGTAATCTTTATCTTTCAGTTCAAAATGGTTTCCAACTTGATTTACTAATTGTTCTTCAAGTTTAACACCAGGAAACGCTTTTAACTGCATCATTCAGCCATCCTCATTCGAATAACCTCGTTTAAAGACTCTCTAAGATGTTGAAAACCTGATTTTATTTCAATGTTTTCAAAATCTTTAGTAAACCCGAAGATAGCGCCTTTGTACTCAAGAAGATAGTCTTCATGAATCGGTTCATAACTCATTGCAAAGTTACGATGAAATGGAACGGTTTCTAGTGCCCCAGACTTAAGAAACTCTAGTGAAGGTGCTATATAATCATAACGATTCTCTAACATTTGGGCCAGACCTACATTAATATTAACTACAAAAGCGTCTTTACCATACTTACTAGAAATAGAAGACAGTTGATTAGTCTTTAAACCTTGCTGCCACTGTTTAGCGGGAGATCTAAAAAACCAAGCAGCTTTACCACTCCGACTATAATAACCAAGATTATAATCAGAGCAATTAAACTCTGGATCATTTATAGGAAATATAGCCGATTTTCCACTTTCAATGTAAGTAGCTTTAGCTATATAATCACCATTGTCAAGATTTTCTTCTCCTCCAGTATGATAGATCATTCTAATACAAACAGCCTTATTCCGATATAAACAATATGTACCTTCAAGTTTGCTTCTAGCGTCTGTAATATTATCATAACCTAATTTAAGACGTGCCATTTACTATGCGACCTCCATTGATTCCGCGTAATTTGCGTAGTTGGAAAGAGCCGGATAGCTCTTTTCCCAATCAAGAAGATTATTATTGATTATATTCTTGGCTGTTTCAGCCCAGGTATTTTCAGCCCAGAGATTGAACATAAAACCAATCTTAGTGCCGTAGAAAGCTTGATTGTAGACCCAACGAATCAGATGAGGATCTGATAGCCACCGATTGGACAGTGTTCTGTACTCCACTCCGTACGGTTTCGGGCGGAACGCACCCGCTTGACCATACAGTTTACGTCGAGTAGTGTCGGAATCCCACAAAAGGCTGTGAATGCCTAAATAATAGTCCATTTGACGGGCGACTTTTGCCGCCACAGCGAAGTGCTTGTCGTCAAAAACATCCTCATTTTCAGTCCAGCCAATGTGAATGTGACCCGCACCAGTACGAATTGGACGATTTCCCGGATTGGGTCGCGGATTGACCATCAAAGTGTACGCATTGTAGTCGGGGTCGCATCCCAACTCCTTGGCAATAGGGGGAATGTCCCAGTCGAAATAGTCCGGTTTGAAAGTGGCAACAGGCTCAGCAACAACATTGTAGCCGGGAACATAGTTTGTAATTGTTTCCTTAACATTAAGGATGTTCCGAGTAAATTCGTCGGCGGAATTTGCCGGATCAATGTTGAACTCCAAAGCAGTTCCGTCTACTTGGATTGCACCGAATGGAACCTTATGTGGTTCCTTTTTGGTTCCCGGAATCCGGTCGTGAGCAGACACAAAGTCTCCGGTGTCGGGGTGCTTCATAAAAAGTTCAGGGTCAGCTCCAATCATAATATTCAATATTCTACATTCCTTCTAGAGTGATTGCTTAACGAGTTCGTAAACGTCGTCGTCATTATAACAATCTTCACAAATATAAAGACTACGACCACTTAGGTCATCTTTCAAGGGAAAGATAAAGTCGCCCCACTCAGAACTACAATCCTCACAAAAAACACAGCCGTGATTGACCAGACTAATAAACTCCGACTTTGAAAGAACCTTGTTGTAAGCGTTTTTGTAAGGCGGACGAAATTTAGACGTGTCAATTTTATCCGTTTTATTAGTGTTTTGAGACTTAAAAGGCAGTGAATTTAAAGTTCCGGTGTCACAATGATATGTGACTCCGTAGCTATTGCTACTTTTAGTCACAATGGATTCGAATTTATAACCTTCAACCATTGAACAAACAGGTTTCTCAAACACTTCGTCAAATTCAGGAACTGTCCAACGATGATGTAAATCTTCTTCACAAGAGAACACTCCGTCGCCGTAAAGCTTGAAGTTGTGTCGAGTAGTAATCCACTCAAGCATGTCCGACTCGCTGGACCAGAAAAGAGTCTTGCGGTCTTCTGAGTATGCATAGAAAAGCGGACGTTCTTTGTTGCGAATCAGATTTATTGTGTTGTTCTTCTTGTCGAACCAAGTCAAAGCCCACGCACCAGTCAAATGCGAAAGTGTCTCTTTAAGACTGGTGTCAGAGATATTGGCATAAATTGCTTGGCTGTCTGTATCAAACTTTGCATAATTCGGAAGCTTCTTCAGGGACCACTTGTCAATGGTGCCGTTGTGAGCACCAACTAGTTCAGGAAATTCGAACGGGTGCGCATTCTCAACAGTCTTGTCACCAACAGTTGCGTATCGATTGTGGCCTATAAGAACCTTGGTATCTGTCATTTGAACCCATTCTTGATAAAGACTGGTTCCAATGAAGATTGGTGATGCAATGGGCGCCTTACGTACATCAAAGCTGTTATCAAATCGTTTGATGGCTGCAACACCAGTTGAGTGATGACCGCGAACAACATCAATCAACAAAAGTTCGGTAAAAGCATTTCGAACATCGTCGGTGATTGTGCCAGCAGCACCAATAAGGCCGCACATTAAATCTTTTCTTTTCTTAAATCAGAAGTGAACACAACATAAGGAACGGCATTAGGTGTATTTGATATAATAAATGCAAAATGTTGAAAAATATGAATTAAAACATAAGGTGTTGAATAATCTTTGTGAAAAACTACATCGCCTGGTTTAGGCTCCCAAGGCTTTGGTATTACTTCCATAATATTTTTACGATTAACCCAAAAAGTTGAATCATCTGAAATCGTAGCGTCTAAACAAACAATCTTGATGCTGTCAGGAAAATTCGTTTTAATCGATCTATCATCTATAACAATACCACGAATTATAACTGTGTCACCTATTTCAGGTAGTCTGTCTGTCATTCCAACACCTTTCAATGAGTTCAAAAGTGTAATCTGCAAAACGAGAATTGGGTACGTATTCAGGATGTCCCTGAATGCAAAGAGTGGTAGTGTCTTTGTACCACACAATTTCAACGTCAGTTCCACGACTTATTTTTTCTGAATTTGTAACATTATAACGACCGATAGGAAAACCATATTTTATAGTAGAGCAATTAGCTATGCCGATAATTTTTCCATTTTCGCAGTGGTCCACATACATTTGTTGATGGTGTGTAGATGTAACAGTCAAAACTTCATTAGTTGTTAGATCAATCATTTCATGATCATAACCGTGCTTATTAACATCTTGCCAAAGTCTGCCACCATTAAGACAGCAAAGAAGCTGAGCACCGCGACAAATACCGAGCTTGAGGATGTCAGGAGAGTTCTTAAAACGATTAAAAAGCTCGATTTCTTCCTCGTCACGACTTGACATTTTGAAAGGCACACCTGGAACAATTGTCTGAGCATTATAAATCTCAGTACCGATGTCAGCGCCACCATTCCAGATGATGATTTGAGCATCTTTCGGATCTGTAACCCTAGTTAGACCATAAACTTCTGAAAATAGGTGTTCCATCGCACCTTTAGGGTAATCAAAAAGGTGGCTGTAATACGTTTTAAGCTCCATCAAGCCTTCGCGTGAATTGCAAATTCGTCATTGATTTCTTTCGGTGTTTTACCAATTAAACATCGCATAGCTGCATATTGATCACCCCAAATTATATTTGAGGGTGTGCATGAAGTAGGCTTTGATTTGAACGATGTATTGAAGTTTGAGACTAAACCACCAGACATAATTACAGCAGGACAGGAGTTTTGATCGAATGGCCAGTGATGGGTGTTTATATATTCATTAAACAACCGATTAAGTTTTCCAGTCACTGGACAAACATTAGAACCCATGCACATGAAAGACACAAGTTGATGTAAACCGGTATCATTGTACTTCGCCCAAATTTTAAGTTCTTTTTGAAACTCAACTATGAATCTGGACGTTATACAGAAGTTGTAAAGGACATTTGCGGGAATTTTGTCAAGATCTGTCACCTCAATATACGGTTTTGAGTTATAATACTTGAGATGGAAATGATCTTTAAATTTATGATAAAGTGTGTTCTTCATAAAATTGAAGAATTCTTTGTCGAGTTCGCTTTCAGCAGGATATGAAGTTATTAGAGTGTCATATATATTATATTGACAATAAGTTAAAGCGAGATGACAAGGTTTATTAATATTAATTTTATAAAGAGTCTTTTCTTTATTAAGAACACCAAAAGAACACTTAAATATCAATCCTCTATAACAAAAATCAGTAACTTTTAAAAGTAACTCCTCCATTAAGCAGCCTTATGAGCCGGATTAGCCTTCTTAATGGGAACGTCAGTGTCAGCAACAATCTTGAAATTACCGCTTTCGTTTCTTACAAAGAAACCTTGATCAAGGTTCCTGTCAGTTCCGTAAGCAAAAAGTTTAAAGCCAGCTTCGAGAACAGCCTTGATGATCTTCTGACTGGACATCTGATCACTATTCAAAGTCAAAAACACGACAGTCGGCTTCATATTTTCGCCAATATAGACCTGATGATCAGGAACATAATCAGTACAAATCTCATTAATCTTATTAACGAGATTTGTATGAGTCATCCTGCCGACGTCTTTGAAGCCTGAAAGGATTTGCGCACCGCAACACAGCGGCCACAATTGATTTCGCATTTCAAACGGATATTGCGTGTCATTACTGCCAAACTGCTTTTTATCCATTTCCCTGTCTTTCATTTGGATTTTGATTGCAGATGATGTTGCATCAACGCACTGGGGTGGCTGGCAGGGTGTTCTTTTACTATCCTATTTACCAACCTTATGAGAGATATTATATCATAAAAACCAATTCTGTTAAGGGCTGTACACTGTTCCCCACCATGGACTGTTATTATTGTCGTTTAATTCAGGAGGGTTATAAATACAGATATTAATGTTGGCTATAACAATGTCACTCCAGCCAACAGGAATATTTCCTTTGTAGCCGTAAGACCAAGCACTCCTGATTGACGGAAAGACACCAGCCTTAACTAGTGTAATTCCGTAATCAGTATTTTGTTTAAACTTGACAATATTATTTGCATATGGAAAAATCTCTGTTTCGTCCACTTCAATAGGACACATACAGATTTGTCTGTCGAAAGCCACGCTAAGCCCCCTTTTTTGACGTTACAGAGTGTTTGTGAGGGTCTCCAGTAGGGTAGTAGCTAAAACCAAAAAAATGGCTATATGGAATGTTTTCAGTACAAAAGATTATCATCGAATTTACTTACTAGTTTCGACGATATTCATTACGTCAACAAAACGATAAGTCAAATCTCTTGCGCGTTTCATTTCGTTAAGAGTGAAATCAGAATTTTTACCTTCTAGAATGATAACAGTTTTAGCTGTCTTCTTATTCATAGCAAAAACCTTAAACGTTTTTAAATTCTTAGATTGATCAAAATAAGCCGACCAAAGATTGTTCACAAAGTATTTACTGACCTTAAACTCCATCTGATTCGTAGCACCATTCGGCACGACCACTTGTGGAGTTTTGTTTTCCTAAGCCGATCAACATGCTATGCAACCTATAAATCTGTTTTTCATCAAGCGCGAAAATGTTCATTTGCGGAAATTAGTCCTCCATATCATGTAGATAGCATAAAGACCGACGAAAAGCAGTGTTAACCAAAACAAATCAAACATTTGGAATCTTTCCAATCAAATTGTTGAATGGAGTTGAGCCTTTTTAGAATTTGATTAGGTTTTAGCAATGGTAGGGACGGTGGGACTCGAACCCACACAGCCAGCGGCCAACGGATTTTAAGTCCGCTGCGTATACCATTTCGCCACGTCCCCATATCAGACGTCGATTCAGTGGCTTAGTTGACGGCGGCGACGGGCACAGAATTGAACTTGGCGGCGAGTTGAGCGGTCAGGGCGGCGATATGATCCTGAATCTCTTCAGCCGTGGCCAGTTCGAGAACCACTACGTGACCGTTGTGCGTCGCCCACCACATATGGTTCTGAAGCCAATTGCGCGTTCCGAAGTGGTACATGTCCACGATTCGGCTACCGACGATGGTGTCGGGCGTTTGACCGTCGCGCGTGGTAACAAGCACGAACAGATTCTTGTTGTTTACATTCGCAACCTCGTCCGTCGAAACGAGAGCGGTTTTGGTAGATTGGGAGTTGACTTGCTTGGCCATGATTAGAAGTCCTTTGATGAGGTTATAGACAATCCAATAATTTATATATTGGTTAGGACAAAAGAACCGCTAGCTACGGTTAAGCTAAGCGTTTAGCTAGAAAGAGACGATAAAAGTTCGTCTTCACTGTAAAATCTCTGGCAAGGGTGCAACGCTTTTATGACGCTGTTAAGATATTTGCCAACACTATTAGCACCGACAAGATTTCGGTACTCGTCGAAAGACGTGTCGTCGTACGTGTACAGATAGCCATTCTGGAATTGCACACACAAACGGCGAGACGGCTCATGATAGGCAACACGTTGAACATTTGAACTGTCAACGTGTTGCCATTCGATAAAGTTAGTGGAGTTAGGCAGTTTTTGTACCGGCGATCTTGAAATCTTCTTCGTCGATGATCCGCTGAGCCTGTTCACGATCCTTGGCGGCCTTACGCACGATCATGGTAGCGTCTTGCGGAATTTCTTCCGCCATTTCGCGGACACGCCTGGCGAAATCCACAACCTTGGAGCCGTGAATACCGTCGAAATACGGCTTCCCCGTGTCGATAGGCTTGCCGTCGATGGTGTTGTCAATGGCGTCGATAATCGCTTTTACGGCACGATTGACACCGGACAGTAGCGTGTCCTGATACACAGGCTTGGCCACCCGCTCAGCGTTGGCACTGTCGGTCCAAAAAGGCGTATTGTGCGCCTCTTCGATGCGGAACGGCCGACGAGCACCATTTTCCAGCGTGCCGGACAGATTGATATTGTCGACGGAAAGCTCCATTGGGCTGAACTTCCTCATCCAATTGATGAGACCCTGGCGCCGATAACCGGTTTTGGCGTCAATTATCTCAACCAGGAGGCGGCGCATTAGAGACGTGTCGCCGTGCTTTTCCGCATGCATCATACACTGGAGGGCGTTGTTATGGATCGCGAGATCCAATTGAAGGACAGTGACGCGAATGGCGTCCTGGCCCTTCTTAATGTTCTCCTTCGTGTCCAGAACGAGGGAGAAAGGCAGCTTTTCAGCGGTTTCAGGCAGATTG